TGTGTGTCAGAGGAACTTGCGGATTCCTTGGTCAACAATGCCGCGCCACTCGATGTGGTCGAAGTCCATGGGACATGAGTGGAGCATCGTCATGACTCGTCTCCTTGATGCAGGAGGGAAGCTAGTGAGTACAAAGAACCTGATGTCATCCCAAGTCCGAAGGGTGTAGAGCTGAGTCGTGAGCTCCTCTTGGAGCGGTGTGAGTGTATCTGTCATGTTTGTCATGTTTGTGTATGTATTTGTGAGAGACACAGAGGGGAGTCGAACCCCTCCTTGCACCATGTGTGTCTGTGTCGATGTCTCAGAGGCAATCATCCATTGAGATTTCGTCAGCGGCTTGGCCGTAGCCATCCTGAAGGGCGGCGTAGCGGACAGCGTCATCCATGTCCAAGTGAGATGGGACATCGGCGTAGTCCATCCATGTCTGTGTGATGACATGAGCCTTCCGAGGATTGGCAGGAGGGTTGGGGACCTCCTTCCGTGTGTCTGTGTCGATGTCGTAGACAACCTTTGTCCGCTCCGCTTTAGCGGCTCGTGTCTCTGCCTGTCTCAAGCTCTGCTTCTGTGCCTGAGCCTCAAGCTTCCCGTTCGAGTCCTTGGCGGACTTGTTGGCCTTCCGCTTCAGCGACTTGGTGGCGACCGACTGGACCTTCTGGTCAATGGGCTTCGTGGGGAGAACCTTAATGGTTCTGCTGTGTGTGTCAGACACAGAGTCGAAGACCGCTTGGATGGAGGCCGCCTTGAGCTTCTCGGCTCGCTTGGTGACCTTCTTCGCCTTGCGGGGCTTTTTAGCTTCCCACACAGACAGCGCCTTGAGGTCGGCTTTCTCAGCGGCCCAAAGAGCCTTGTTAGCGGCCTTACGGCCTTGGAGGGTGATGCAGGACTTCTGCTTTGCAGAGAGTGTGTATGTCATGTTTGCCATGTGTCAGTGTTTCTGAATCCCAGCGGTGTTGCTGAGACCACAAAGATATGGACAACTTTTCGAAATAAGGGCAAAATTGAAGGGAGAATCTTCCTGTGCGATTTCCGCGTCCGCATTATGCACGGGGAAACAGGCGCCGAAGATTCGCATGATGTGCACATGAGCCGCGCCCAGCTGATGCGTCATGACGGGAGGCCCAGAACAGCCAAGCAATGGAGGCCAAATAGGACTGGGATAAACGTCAACCAACGAAGCCATCGCGAAGCAAAGCTTCCTGTGTGAAACCATGTGTGATTCGGCGTGTATAATGCAGGCGGAATGGAGTGTGGTTTTGTGGCTGTAAGGGGTGAGGGGTGGTTGTCTTGTCTATCTTGATAGCTACGCTATGACAATCGACCTAAAGCGGTGCTGCACTCTACCTGCCTTAAATCGTTGAGTCCTAGTGGCTTATGGCAAAAAGCTGAAACTCTTGGCGGAGCGGCGCGGGTTGTGAGGGGGGCGGGGTTGCGTAATGCGTTTCGGGTTACGTGCGCGAGCGGTGATGCATATGTATAGTCCCCAGGATCTGTATTACTCACCCCTTTTTTAAGCTGGTACTCTGTTCCATGACAGGTGGTTAGGCTTGGTGCGTTCAAGGGAACCTTCAGGACTTGCATATGTCAATTTTCTGCTGTAACTTCGCTGAGCAGCCTAGCGGATGACACTTCAAAAGCTTCTGTAAGTAGCCTCCAAAGTATTTTTGGTAGTGTTGAGGAGTCAAGAGTCTGTTACACTTAATGCTGTGAGTGGCGCAAGAACTATCTTGTTATATTTGTGCTATGAAGGCCAAGAAAGGACCCCGTGTTAAGCAACTTCTCAAGGAGTTGGAGAGCGGGAAGCACAAGACTAAGGGTCCACCCGTAAGTGAAGCAGGCATGAGCCTATCGAGCATGTTAAGGCCATTTATGGGGGTGGGATCTGATAAAGAAACCCCAGGGTTCACTAAGTCCGTGAGCAAAAGGGGGCTACCTAAAGAGGACGTAATAGAGTTCCAGAAGATCCTTTTTAAGGAAGGTTTAATCTCTGAATCAGACATAGATGGGGACTGGGGGGAGGTCACAGAGAAGGCTTTTCAGGAGTCTAAGACCTTTAGTCATGTGGATCCAAGCTTTAAGGAGGGGTTGGTTAGGCATTTCCTTCCAGACAACCTGGGTCAGTTAGTAAACAAAGAGACAGGGTCGGCAAGGATGGGTGACTCTTCTTTAGACAAAGAGCAAAGGAGAATGCTCCTCAATGTAATCCAAAATGCAGTAGAGAGGACGGGAAAGAATACAGGAGGGACCGAGTACACCGACTACAACCCCGAAATAGCCAACAGGATAAACAGGGGGGCAGAAGGATCTCTAAGGGAAATTGCTGTAAACACGGCTACAGACCCTTTGTACAGGCTGGCCACCACAATAGGAAGAGGCAGATACTGGCCTGACCCAGAAAACCCTGGGGGGTACATCTATACAGACGTATACGATTGGAATAAAGGAGAACGAAACTTCAAAGAAGGGGAGAACAGCAACTGGTACAGGGAGCTAAGGAACAGAGTTAGGAGCGGGGAAGAAGGAGATAGGGATTATAACAAGAACGACGACTTCAGGATGAATTTTAGAATACACCCTAACGAGTTTACAAGATGAGAGCTAAGAAAAGAAAGGTTACTAAGGGAGGCTTCGGCGTTGAAGTTGACGGTAAGGAGATCCAAGTAGAAGGCAAGAAGGTGGAGAAGCGCGGGGGGCGCGTCACTAAGTTCAAAGCCAAGGGAGAAGGCGAAGGTTTTAAGGTTAAGATCAAGGACAAGCTCAAGAAGAGCAAGTCAGGCCTAGTAAAGAAAGATAAGCGACAGAGTAAGTACAGGTAGGTCTCTACTTGAGTCTGTATATCTAATATATTTGTCTCATGGATTTTATTCTTGACAATCTCGCTGAGCTCGTAATCGGAGTTCTCGCCCTCATCAAGGTGGTGGTAAACCTTACTCCAACGGACAAGGACAATCAGGTATTCGGATATATCGACAGCTTGGTAAATATGGTCATCGCTGATAGAAAGAAGAACTAATGGCTGATCCCAAAAAGAAATCTCCTGACTTTGCAGACAGAGTAAGGGGGGCAATTAACTCTGCGTTAGAGCCCATAAGGAGTGCTGGTCAAAGAGCACAGGCGTCAGCGTCTTCAGCAGCGGACAGGGCATTGGCTCCTGCTCAGAAAGTTCAGGGGAAAGCTGCATCGGCAGCGGATAGGGCATTGGCTCCTGCTAGAAAAGCTCAAGCGAAAGCGGCAAACGCGGTAAGCGGTAAGCCAAAAGCTAAGACTTCTACTCCAGCAGCAAAACCAAAGGCCAAGAAATCTTCTTACGCAGATGCTAAGAAAAAAGATCCCAAGTTGGATTCATACATTAAAGCCCGAAACTCCGCCACAAAGGGATCTCCAGAGTACAATGCTGCTCAGAACAAGATCAATAGCGCTTACGGCAAGGGTCCTACAAATAGACCCAGCGTAAAGGCAGCCCCGAAACCAGCAAATAAGCGTGTAGTGAAAATGAACGCTCCTTCCAGGGTCGAGAAGAAGGTCGTTACTAAAGTTTCTGCTAAGACGCCAGCTTCTAAGCCTACTCTTAAGCCTACTATTAAGACAGCACCGAAGCCAGTGTCTGCGGTAAAGCGCGGACCTAAGACTGTAGCTCAGGGTGCTGACCGCAAGGATGTGAGAGCAGATAGAAAGGCCGCACGTATTAACAAGCGTTCTAAGCGAGAGAAGTCTAAAGTGGTCACCCCTAAGAAAAGAGTGGGTGTTATGGGAAACCGAGCTAAGACTACGTTGAACAAAAAATTAAAAGGCTTATCATGATGAACTCAGGTGGCATGGCGGACAAGCTTCGCGAAGCAATGGAGAAAAAGAAAGGAGGGCAGAACAGCTTTAGTATGGCTGGTCAGTACACTTCTCCTGTAGAGCGTGACGGAGATCGGGAGTTTGTTATGTACGATGCCCCTAACGGGGAGCAGGTAAAAGTCTACGGGAACTGGAACGAATACGCTGTCTCTCAGGATGAGAACGGCGGCATGATGATCGCTGACGAAGACTATCCTATCGTAGAAGACGAAAACGGGGATTTTGTTCTCGATGAAGCTACTTTCGAAGGTCAATCTCGTGGTCAGCAGATGCGTAACGAAGCTCAAGGCGGTCCAGGAGCCAGTGAAACAGAGGATCTTATGGAAATGCTGAACCAGTCTCGTGGTGCAGGTGGATCTAAGGCCCAAGGCATGAAGTACGGAGGTAAGATCTACGAGCAAGGTGGTGAGATCAAGGACGGCAGAAAGAGAATTACGGTATCTACTAGGGAGCAGAACGGAATGGTTCAGCCTACGTTCTTTGCTGACGGGGAGCCTGTGTCGCCTCGTCAGGCGGCCAGCATCTACAAAAGCGACTACCTCAAAGAAACACAAGCTAAAGGGGCGGGAGCTCCAGACTTTAACCGATTTGCACAGAACGCGATCATGCGCTCTCTTGCAGCGCAAGGTAAAATGGGGGGCATGAGAGACACGGTTCGTCAGCAGAACAAGGAGTTTAGAGAAGATAGAGAGAAAGCGGGAGTCAAAGGCCTACTGCGTGGCTTAAGCAACTACAGAAGATGACTAAAAAGAAAAAGCCCCTCACGGGGCTTTTCTCTTAGTATGCGGTTTTGGTTACTTTACTACCGTAGCTACTGTAATCGTAGTTACTTCTGGGTGCACCTGCTGGACTTGGCAGTCGTACACAAACTGTTCTTCTAACTGCCCGTCGATGTAGTGGGTAAAGATGTACTCCTTGAAATTAGTGTCGAGGTCAGTTAAGATCAATGTCTCTGACTGAACCATCCCCTCGTACATGTTTTGAGCTACCCCTAGGTTAGAGACTACCGTTACACTCCATTCGTGAGTAGCTGCAGGTAAGCTATAGTCTGAGGGTTGAAAAAAGATGGTCTGTGCGCTGATTGCAGTCGTGGCTGCTAATAATAGGGTGGTGATGATGTGCTTCATAGTGCTTAGTTTTGTTCGCTGATCTCAGTCTATGAATAACTTCTCGTATTTCCAAATTTTGGCCTTGTTAATCGGTGTTAACTATGGGCAGTAAAGGATACTTTAATCCAAGATTGAAACAAAAAGACTTTAACAAAAAGCAGAATGAAATTGTCCAAAAATTTGAGTCTAAGAGAGGCGGTAAGAAGCACGACGGCAAAGCGCCTAGGACTAAAAAACGCGCCTGACGACCCTCAGATAACTAACCTCAAGCTAGTAGCAGGACATGTCTTTCAACCTCTCCGAGATCACTTTGAAGTCCCGATATACGTGTCGTCAGGGTACAGATCCCCAAAGCTCAACAGTTCGATTGGGGGCAGCGCTACCTCTCAGCATTGTCAAGGTCGCGCTTTGGATTTGGATGCTGATGTATTTGGGAAAATAAGTAATGCAGACATATTCTTCTATATCAAAGAGTGCTTGGATTTCGATCAGCTCATATGGGAGTTTGGTGATGACACCAATCCCGACTGGGTTCATGTCTCATACAACTCTCCATCCGAAAACAGAGGTCGAGTCTTAAAGGCGTACAAGGACGTCAAGTACCCAGGAACAACCTATAGGGTTTGGTAAAACCGTTGCACCATAAGTCTAGCTTTCTGAGACAGTCCGTACCGCACTCTATAGTTATACTTAGTTTCCTCTCTAAATAAGTGGTCATCCATGTTTTTAGAAGGGGTGAGCCTTTCAAAGTGCTTGTAAATAAGGTCTTGCTGAGCTAGAGGGTATATCACTCTGTTGGCCATGTTGCTTCTATTCATTCCGTACTCTGACGCGGCGTAGTCTATGGTAAAAAACTCTAGGTCGTATCCCCACAGAAGAAATTCTAGGTGGCTCCAGAGTATTTGATTGTGGTCGCAGAAGTCTCTTCTTGACGAATGAAGGTTTTTAAGGTGGTTTTTGCTTATATACTTGTCTTTTAGCACAGAAAACTCCCTAAACATCTTCTTTTTGCTAACTGTAGATCTTGGCATTAGTATGTATCTTTAGTAAATGAATTCAAAAGACAAGCAGTTTATCTCTGAGGTATACGAGTTAGTCTCTAAAATAGAGGAATTAATCCGTTCATACGAGTATGAAGATAAAGTAATGTCCTCTATTGTCATAGGGGTTTTAGACACAGACCTAAGTAAAGAGCCAGAAGAAGGGGATTCGGTAGAGCTAAAAAGTGTGTTTAGCTACAACTTAGACAGTAGAGACGAGCTAGAGATAATTAAGGAGATAATGAGCGCCCAGTTTGAGGATGAGCCTTCTGATCTAGACGACTTGCTTTCTGACCTTGGTATATCACTAAACTAATGGATGGACTAATTAGAAAGATAGTTATAGGTAAAGACCCTAAAAACGGGATGGCCTATTACTGCGGAATGAGAGCTGGTGACGGAAAGGTTACGGCCATAATCCAAGACGAGTCTTATTTGCATAAGCACGGAAAATGCCGTTACTTAGTATATATAGAGAATGATGAGGGAACAGTATTGTGGAAAGCAATAGACGATATGCCCTGCCTTCTTGAATACGATTTGAACTTTTAATAAATGCAGTCACTTACAGACTTTGTTGTAGAGATAGAAAATAAGCTTCAGGACACCATTAAAACGGAAAGTGGGCTAGAACTTTTTATAGAGACTAAGTTTAATGAATTTGAAAGAAGAACTACGGAGGGCATTGTGGTCTCTGCTCCACTTAAGCATGAAACTGGCGCGAAGGCTGGAGATACGGTTTACTTTCATCATCACGTGGTTATACATGGTGGTAGCCCACTTGTTGAAGAAGACAATCACTACCTCGTCAACTACGATGACAATCACGCGGCTTCAAGCCAAGCGATTGCATACAAAAGCAAAGAAGACAATATTGTCCGCCCCCTTAAGGGCTGGAGTCTACTTGAGCCTGTTGAAGAAGATATTGAAAGACCTTCTGAAATAATAGAGGTTGTAGACTTAAAAGAGAAAGTAGTAACCCAGGGGGTAGTTTCTTTTTCTACCCCTGAGCTGAAACTTATAGGTGTATCAAAAGGAGATATTGTAGGGTTTAAGAAAAACAGGGATTACAGAATTAAAATTGATGACAAAGAATACTACAGGGTCGCGATCTCGGAACTCCTCTACAAGGTTCAGCACCCTTGAGGCCGCAATAAAGCTTATGGACGCTATGGCTATAGCTATATCGAACATGATTGAAGAAGTGAAAAAACCTGTAGACCAGGACGTAAACGGAAGCGCTCGCAAGGCAGAACTTCAGTCAGTTAAGCAGACCGCTGTAGACTGCAAGGACTTAATTAGAGAAAGACAATCTCTTGAGCAAATGGTGAAAGAACTAAGCGAAAATGGAAAAATTGAAGAAGATAAAGACTACTCAGGAGGGTTTGCGGAGAAATTCAGCAAGTGACCATACTCTATATTCTGGATCATTTAATTGGGTATCTTCGCTTAACAATAACCACGTTTACTTTAACGAGGAATGGAACGGAGAGTATGAAAGCTAGGAATTACAAAAAAGAGTATGAAAAGTACGGTAAAACCGAGGCTGCTAAAAAGTACCGAGCGGAACTCAATCAGCATAACCGAAAAAAGGGGACGTATGGTAACGGTGATGGCTTGGACGCCGCTCACGAAGGTGGTAAGATAAAGAGATTTATTAAGGCTTCTTTAAACAGGGCAAACAACAGGCCTAAAAAAAGAAGCAGTAAGTGATAACATCGGTGAGTATCTCCTCAAGCTTATATCTTGTAGAAAGAGTAATCGGTCACATGTGGGTTCAATCCCCACCTCGCCGACATAATTGAATAGAATGAAAGAAAGACTATTTGCCATTTGTCTACTTGTGTTGAGTACCGCTTCTTCTGCCCAATGTGATGTAGACATTATTGACGTCAACTTAAACACCTACGAGGTGACTCTAGAGATAGTCAATAGCGAAGGTTGCGGAATGCAGGGCTATCAGGCTACTTCAGGGGCAATAAACATGCTGATGATTGGGATGCACGTCCCAGGGGTTGATGAGGCTTGGGACCCCCCTGGGCCTTGTGATATGTCACCCAATTCCAATCACTTGGGATGGACTTATGGGGTCAGCTTAAACTCCATGCTCAGTAACTGGGGAAGTGACTTTGATATAGATATGCCGCTGTACTCTGGAGACACGGTGGTAATGCAGTTAGACAACCCCTATGAAACGGACTGTGAGAACGACCCTTTTCTGACGGGGGGACAGAGCTGCTGCGCCCCACAGTTTATAGACTATTGGGTCGGCTTAGGTGAGTGCATTGAGATTGTAGTTTGGCAAATAAACTACTCCAATACATGGTATGCTGCCGATGGAGGATGGGCTACTACAGGAGTCAACGGGGATGGAACTGAGTGGGGCTCTACAGGCTCGTATCCTGACCAGGAGCTTGAAAACTGGTGGGTGTCCTGCGAACAGGAAGATCCGATTTATGTAGTAGATACAGTTTATGTAGAGCTACCCCCAGACACCATAGAGTATTACTTTAACGACACCACGTATTTAACTGACACCCTGTATATTGACGTATGGTACTACACTACGGATACTGTGTATCAAGTAGATACTTTGACTCAGTATGTAGAGCTGCCTCCCGATACAATAGAGGTGTATTTGACAGATACTTTGTATGAGTCAGAGTATATATATGACACCACATACGTGTATGTAAACGACACCACATACGTTTTTGACACCACATATGTGTATCAAAAAGACACCATATACGAATACGTAGTCCAAGAAATATGGATCGATTGTATCACAGGGGACCTTTGTGACGAGGACCCCCCAGGAATAGGACAAGAGCAAGTTATATATGTGCCTAATGCTTTTTCACCCAATAACGACGGTGTAAACGATGCCTTTTTTGCTGTGACACAAGATCCTAATCACTGGATAGAGTGGGAAATGATTGTGTTCAGTAGATGGGGAGACATAGTATTTAGGTCGGATGACCCGTCTAAAAAGTGGGACGGGTCTGTTTATGAGGGAAGTCACTACTCGCCTAACGGAGTTTATTCCTGGATTATAAACGCTAGGGGGGAAAGGGAAGTGTCGATAAGACTTAAAGGGAGTGTAACTTTAGTTAATTAACTTACGCCTCTATAGCTCAGCTGGATAGAGCAACAGCCTTCTAAGCTGTAGGTCCCTGGTTCGAGTCCAGGTGGGGGTACAATTAAATTTATAATGAGTAAATACAAGTGTGAGTGCGGGAAGGAGTCTGAAGTGTCTGGGGTAACCATTAAGGTTATAGACGGTGTTGTCCGCCACGACGTAAAGTGTGAATGCGGCAAGTACATGGAGCTATTAGACAAAAAGTCTGGGGTCCCTTCATTTAGAAGCAACAGGTATGGACAAGTCCGATGACACTATTTGGCTGGACCCTGAGGGCAAAAAAGGAGAGGTACTTGAGTTCCACGGCCTTGACATTGGTCTTCCGAAAAAGCCAAAGCGATCTGAAATACTCTTCCATGACAAGCCAAAAGGGATGCAGATGTGGAAACGCATACCTATGCCCCAGGAGTTGTCGAGGGTTAGAAGTATGGATGAGTGGTTCGAAAAGCCTTCCGAATTTCGAAAGAAGTTTTCTGCTTATATCGAAAAGGAGTTTGAGCGCAGGCGTAACGGTGTTTGGTTTTACAACAATGGCTTGCCTACGTACATTACAGGGAGGCACTATATGTTCCTTCAGTGGAGTAAGATTGATATCGGATTTCCTTCGTACCTTGCCTTCCAGCGTGAGATATTTATTCACATGGCTGCGTGTGAAGCTGATTCCCGTTGTATCGGTCAGCTATATACTAAGTGTAGGCGTTCTGGCTATACTAATATCTGTGCCTCTGTACTTGTTGACGAGGCTACGCAAGTTAAAGACAAGCTCTTGGGCATCCAGTCAAAGACTGGTAAGGATGCTCAGGAGAATATATTCATGAAGAAAGTAATTCCGATGTTTCGGAGTTACCCATTCTTCTTTAAACCTATTCAGGATGGCACTACGAACCCACGTATGGAACTCGCTTTTCGGGAACCATCAAAACGAATCACCAAGAAGAATAAGACGTCACAAAAGGGGGACGCTCTCAACACTATCATCAACTGGAAAAACACAACCAATAATGCCTACGACGGAGAAAAGCTGCACATGCTATACCTCGACGAGGCAGGAAAATGGGAGAAGCCAGTAGACATAAAGGAGGCATGGAGAATTGAAAGGACATGTCTTATCGTTGGTAAAAGGGTAGTGGGAAAAGCAATGGTTGGCAGCACCGTCAACCCAATGAATAAAGGAGGTGAAGAATATAAAAACCTTTGGGAGGACTCAGACCCAGGAGAAAGAAACGCGAACGGAAGAACCCGAAGCGGCCTATATCGTATTTTTATCCCTGCTTCTTATGCTCTTGAAGGGTTTTTTGATGAGTATGGCAATCCTGTTTTGGATAGCCTGTCTGATGGAAATCAGGTTATGGGGGTAGATGGGGAGATGGTAGGGCAGGGCAGTCTAGAGTATTTAAAAAACGAAAGACAGAGCTTAAACCACGATCCATCTGAACTTAACGAGGTCATAAGACAATTCCCTCTTACGGAAGAGGAGGCGTTTCGAGACAGCATAGAGGGGAGTATATTCAATATTGGAAAAATATACCAGCAGGTTGATTGGAATAACAACCTTTACCCTGACCCAGTAGTCACTGGAAACTTTATGTGGAAGGTGAAAGACAAAGAGGTTATATTTTCACCCGACCCACGGGGGAGATTTAAGCTGTCTTGGCAACCACCGACCAGCCATAGAAACAAGTATACTGAAGATAGAGGAAAGAAAAAGCCTTTAAATTACCAGTATGGTGTTGGGGGTGTAGACTCGTATGACTTGGATGAGACGGTTGACGGAAGGGGATCTAAAGGAGCCCTTCATTTGTATAACAAGTTTAGTATGAACAGTGATTTTCCAGACAGCATGTTTGTTCTGGAGTACGCCTCAAGACCAGACTTAGCCAGCATTTTCTATGAAGACGTTTTAATGGCTTCTTTCTACTACGGATATCCATTACTTGTAGAAAACAACAAATACGGTATAGTTCGGTATTTTGAGACAAGAGGATATGATGGATATTTAATGGATAGGCCAGCTCACTTGCTTTCGGCTAATACGAAATCAAACGTGAAAACAAAAGGAATACCCTCTAACTCTCAGGACGTTATTCAGGCTCATGCTCATGCGATAGAAACATATATTCATAATCACGTAGGTGTAAAGCCAGAAACAGCTGACTTCGGGAACATGTATTTTAACAGGACTTTAGAGGACTGGATAGGGTACAAAATAACCAACAGAACAAAGTATGACCTTACAATAAGTTCTGGGTTGGCTCTTCTTGCTGCTCAAAAATCAAAGCAATTAAAAAAGACCTCGAATTTCAACGACAAGAAGTTTTTCAGGAAGTCTAAGATAAAAGAGTGGCATCGCTAGTTTCACTATATTTGCCGATAGATGCACGGCAATCAGGGAAAAAATAGTATCAACTTTCCTGACCCCTTAGCTCCAAAAGAGTTAAAGTCAGAAAAAAGTTACGGCCTGAAATACGCGAAAGCTATTTCAAATCAGTGGGGGAGTTCTGAAAATTCAAACTCTACGCTAAATAAAAGGTCTAGAACCTTTGAGAAAAATAGAAAGTACGCTAACGGGACACAAGATACTTCTATATACAGGCAGCTACTGAGCAGCCTTGACCCTAGCAACTCAGACGGCAGTTTCTTAAACATGGACTTTAGTCCAGTGCCTATTCTCCCCAAATTTGTTAGAATTGTAGTAAACAAGATACTTTCTAGTGAGCCATATCCTAACCTTGAGGCAGTTGACCCTCTGTCGTCTAGTGAAAAAGACATAGAAAGAAAAAAGGTTGAAATGGCCGTCCAGAACAAAAAGAAGCTGGAGGCAATCAAAGAAAAAACTGGAGTTGACGTTGCCGAAATGGAAGAAATTCCAGAGACCCTTGAAGAGGCAGAAATATTTATGGGGAATAACATAAAGTCTTCTTCTGAAGTGGCCGCTCAGATAGCCACAAATATGACACTAAAGTGGAATGACTTTAATGACTCTATATATCGGAGGTGTGTAAATGACATAGCTGTACTAGGAATGGCTGTAGTAAAAAGGTCTAATGATCCTAGCTACGGGATAAAAACAAGTTATGTAGATCCCGCTAGATTTATACATAGCAGAACGGAAGACCCTAATTTTGGAGATGTAGTTTACGCTGGTCATACTTATATGGTTCCTATCCAGGAATTAAAAAGAATAGCGGGGTCTCAGTTTACGGAAGAGGAGTACAAGGAGATTGCAGAGAAGGCCTCAAAGAAGTATAACTACGACACCACAAACTTCAATAGGACTAAGTTTGACAGCAGGTTAAACAAACAATCTTTTGGTTATGACGAGTACATGGTTGAGATCATGGACTTTGAGTTTAAAAGCGTAGACAAGATGTTCTTCGAAGAAAAGGAGAGCAGGTATGGGAACTCAGGGTTTTACTTTAAGGGGGATAGCTACAAGCAGTCATCTAGCTCTGTGTATAAAAGAAATATGGAGTGCCTTGAAAACGAGGTAGTGTATGGAGGGAAGTTTATAATGGGTTGCGACAAATTGTTTGACTATGGCCTGAAGACAAATATCCCTAAAAATATGCATGACATTTCTCGTGCTAACCTTTCTTATTCAGCTGTAGCTACAAACATAGAGGATATGATCCCTAAGTCTATGGTTGACAGCTGCATAGGTTTTGCGGATCAACTTCAGCTTACGCACCTTAAAATACAGCAAGCCATCGCTAAAGCTAAGCCAGATGGTATAATCATTGACATTGAAGGTCTTGAGAACGTTCAGCTAGGAAAGGGAGGAGAGCTTCAGCCTTTAGAGCTTCACGATATTTACGAGCAGACTGGTGTGTTCTACTACAGAAGTAAAAACCCAGAGGGAGGTTTTCAAAACCCTCCTATTCGAGAGATAGGAAACAGTATCAGGAATATAAATGAGTTCATCGCTTTGTATAACCATTACCTAAGGCTCATTAGAGATGCCACTGGGATCAATGAGGCTATGGATGGGTCGTCACCTAAAGGCGATGCTCTGGTTGGGGTTAGGCAGCAGGCTATAGCTGCGGGAAATAATGCCATATATGACATAACCAACTCCTCTATGGTGTTGTTTAAGAAGGTCTGCTCTGACATCGTCAAGTGCCTTCAAATTATACCCGTCGAGTCGGTTCTTCATAAAGCTTACGAAAACGCGATAGGAAAAGAAAACATGAAGACGCTGTCCTCTTTTAAGAGCCTGTCTATGTACAACTTTGGTGTGCAAGTGGTAAAGGAGATGGAGGAGGTAGAGAAGCAGTATTTAGAGCAGAATATACAGGTATCCCTTGCTCAAAAAGAGCTTGACATAGAGGATGCTATTGCTATCAGACAGCTAAAGGACATAAATCAAGCTGAGAGGCTTCTAGTCGTGAGGAGAAAAAAGAGAATGGCTGCAAACCAGCAGATTGCGCAGCAGAACTCTCAAATGCAGGCCCAGGCTCAAGCTCAAGCTTCTCAAGCCCAAAGCCAGGCTAAAATGCAGGAGATGCAAGCTAAAGCTCAGATTGATGCTCAAATGGAGCAAATGAAGTCTCAGTTGGAATCTCAGATGGAAGTGCTTAAGCATGAGCACAGGAAGGAGATAGAAATTATTAAGGCTCAAGCGACCTTAGGATTTAAGACTGACGACGCTGAGTTTAAAGAAAAACTTGAAGTCTTGAAAGAAGACAGAAAAGACGAAAGAGTAAAAAAGCAGTCGGCTGAACAGAGCAAACTTATTTCTCAAAGACAAGGCGATAGAGGAGAGCTTCCTGAGGCTGCGGAAGTAGCGAAAGAAGAAAATTCGTCTCAAGACATCATAAACAACATTATACAAAATGGCCAAGGTTGATCTAGACCAGTCGTCTAGACTGGACATAACATGTAGGAGGGGTGACACCTTTAACATGAGTCTTACACTTAAAGATTCTGACGGGGTGGTTTTGCCTTTAGTAAGTGAATTCTATAAGTTTACTATGCAGGTTCGCGGAAGAAAAGCCGCTGACGGAAATAGGCCGATTGTAATAGGAACTGATGAAACGACTGGAGTTGGTCACGGAACAAGTGTAGCCAACGATACGGCAGACTTTGTTTTTAATACTAGCCTTACAGCTAATGCTGAAACTGGAATTGTAGTAATAACCGTCCCAGCCACTGAGATGAGGACGGTAGACCCAGGGTCTTATACTTACGACCTTCAGTACGTTGGCCCAAATACAGCTACAGATAACGTAGACGGCCCACACACAACTGTTTTGTTCGGAAGCTTTATTATCAATGGTGATGTGGCGATAACAGCCTCATGAAGGTAGAGGTAGATATATTTAAAGGCAGAGACGGGGAGCCTGGGTCTGATGGCGAAGATGGGGCCACAGGGCCTCAAGGTTCTGAAGGGTCAGCTGTACTGGTTTCTCAGTTTGACGCTCACCCCTCATTTACTATGGGCTTTGAGTTTGGCTCAACTGGTTTTGGCTCTGTAACGAGCCACGATTTAACCTTTGACACCCCCTCTATAAACGAAGTACAGATTCAGCACAATTCTAGTAGCCCAAGCATTATAACAATTCCAAGTAGCGGAATATATGAGGTCACTTGTAACAGCAGAGTAATTTCATCTTCATCCGCAAACAACAACGCGAGAGTGGGGTTGACTATAAAGGCTTCAGTTTGTACTGACTACGATGCAAGTGCGGAATTTAATACTTTCGTAGATGACGTTCATGGGGTGGCCAGTAATTACTCCACAAGACATAGTAACACCTCTCAAAGTAACATTAATGAAGGAGGGGTTTCTCTGACGAGATTACTTGACTTAGAAGAAGGAGACGTGATAAAATTCAATCTTTCTGCCAAGTTTAGTACTGCTTCAGTTTCGGCTGAAATTATTAATGGAACATTTTTGATTGTAAAAAAGATTAGCTAATGAAAGTCACTGACGACAATAACATAAGCATCTCCGCCTCTAGCGGGGAGAGCTATGTCGTGGTGCTTTCTGGGTCTAAGTATGCTGAAGTAACAGTCCCTTCTGGGGCTGCTAAAACAGTGTCTACAGCTACTTCTAGTTCAGTTTCTGTATCTGTCCTTCCTAGCTCGTCTACATCGGTTTCTATAGCTCCTGTATCTAGGTCTATAGATGTTTTTGGGAAGGGGGCTAAAGGAGATAAAGGAGAGAAAGGGGAGCCAGGGATATCTGGTTCTGGAAGTAGTTTCTTGACTGAGAATCTTACTGTAACAAACCCTGTCGGAGAAGCAGAGTCAAGGAAAGTGTATTCTCAGCTTACAGAGATAGAGGATATAGTAAGGGATATGCTAACCATAAACTTGGAGCCTAGCCCTCAAATAACTTCAGCTTCCTTTGGCGAGGAGGTTTTAGGTGAGTTTATAGAGTATCAAGATCACGAATACAAGTTTGAGATAGGAGACCCATTGCTGTTCAACTCTGTCACTATCACTTCTTCTGACATGGAGTTGATGAATCCAAATTCGGTAATGAGCATTCAATACATGTCCCCCTCAGGGGATGAGTCTTTTCAAGTCGCAAACCCTCTTATTCAGCCGCCAGAAAATGGGTGGACAAACTATCCGTCTACATCCACTGTAAACGTAAATGAAGGGGGGTTAAGTACAAGTATAAACTTGAACTACTCGACGCTAGGAAAAAAGACTTTAAAGACCGTTTACGTATGGAATGACGGAGGTGCAGATCAGGCCGAGGCGTCAAGCAAAAGCTTTGACTTTTACATAGGGAAGAAAATCAGGTGCTTCACTAGTGTTTCTGCAGATCCAAAAGCGTCCAATCTAAGTTCTCTTTTAAGTGATGCGGCAAACGTATTTGACCCCGAAAATTCTGTTCTCCTTACAGGAGTTTTACTCGTTGACGCCAACGAAGATCAATACGTCGATGTAATGACAGACTTTGTCTCTGAGGTCCAAGAGGTGATCATTGACTTTAAAAATGATTCATCTCAATCTGTCTATGACTCAGATAGGTACTTAATCATAGAGATACCTGACGAATTTAAAATAGATGAAGCTGCCGCAACTACTGCAGGGTCTGGAGTATATTCTCTAAACGATTCTATAGTATATTTGGGAAATCAATTTCCAGATGGAAGCTCATACACTAGGAACTCTATTCCTGTCAAATATTACAGGGGTAGTATTCCTGGGGCGTTCAGCGAAAAGATAAAGATTGATTTACAGATAAAACTAGATAGCTAATGGCAATTTATTTCGGTGACGAACTAAGAAGTTCAAATTCGGACTATCCGATTATAGACCTTTCGGAAAACACTTCGAAGGGTGTCATTTTTGTTGATCTCCTCAATGATGTGGTAGACCCTCAGGATGCAGCGGCCATCCACCCAGATCTGGTAAACAAAGTCTTTCCTGGTGTGCTCCTTGTAAATAAGGCCACTGGTAAGGTTTACATCTTTACGGCCCAGGACAACCCAGTTCAGGCAGCTAAGATTATCGATATAGCTGACGGAAGCTCTGTTCACTGGAAGAACGTTGGTGACACCCCGATTTTTGACTCTAACCTGTACGTTAACATAGGGGACGGAAGGACTTTCGGCAAGTATGACAACAACGACTTGCTTCCGTGGAACGGCAAGACAGCATTGGACGCTCTTAAAGACGCCCTCACTAAATATCAAGAGTTCGTATCAACTGATATTAGCTTTAATAGCGGGGTAGCCGAGACCTTTGAGTACTCCACTTCAGTCCGCAATGATCAGACTGCAGGGCTGACATTTAAAGTGAGAAACAGAAATAGAAACACTATAACTGGAGATAATACAGCTACAGTAAATAGCGGTGTCAAGAGAATAGAAATCAAGAGGGGTAGCACCACCTTAGGTTATGTTGATCGAAACGCGGGTAATACGGCTTGGACCTACGGAGGCATTTTCAATTCAACTAACACGGCTATTTATGACAATGCTGGAAAAACCAATATAACGAACGCTATACAGGCTCTTAACAGTTTTACTGCCACTCCAGACGTTTATACGTCTGTTTCTTTTTCAGATGTTAACGTAGATATCCCAGCTTACACTGGAAGTAGCGGAAATGTTTATGAAAACTACACCATAGAGGTTACTGCCATAGAAAACGATGGTACAACACAGGCTGCCGTCACCGTTATTGCAGATGATGATACGAGTGGGTCATACAAGGTTAACGCTTATCAGCAGCCTTCGGTAACATTTAGCGCCGCACGGACAAGCCCAAGCTCTATCGCTGTTTCTGAAACTAGCGATTCCGAAAGAATAATGGGAGATATAGGGAGCAACATAAGTTTCACTGTAGTTAACCAGGCTGCCTCTCAAGACTCTAGCATTGCAATAAGCGAGGTTCAAGTCTGGAGAAAGTATACTTCCCTTAACGGAAACTCTCAAACTACTTACGAAAAGATTCATGGTCAGGGCGGTAGTGGAGAGACGGTAATTGACGCAAATCAAAACGACTCTTTGCAATCCTATGAGGGGAGCTACAGTTTTACTGATGGCACTACGACTACTGGATCTGAAAGTGATCCTATTGCAGAGTCCGATGTTACCGAAGTAATTTATCAAGTTAAAATTATAGACAACGGTACTGGAGTTACTGAAAATACGGTAGAAATTACTCAGCCTACGATTCTATTTAAAGTTCCATACTTCATTGGGTACTCTAGTGTAAACCCTGTTAACGTTACTGGAGCCACTCTTGCATCTGCCCTAAGTAGTATATTTATCTCAACCTTTTCCGAAACTATTGGAGGCACGTCAAATGAGGCCAATATAGAGTATGTAAACATGGGGAAGCTTAGCTCTTCTCTTCACACCTTTAGCATGTCTGATTTGTATGGCGCTTACGAACCCCTCCTTGCACCATTGGGAAAGCATATATATGTAGGGTTTCCTATAGAAAACACAAATTCGCTGAACAGCTTTAGCAGCATAACCGATGGAGCTACCACAATAACTAACGACTTTAAAGACGCTGGTTTAGACTCAAGGGGTACGAGCGCTATAGATGTTAGTTTTGAGAATGGCGTTAGCATTACCTACAAAGTTTACGCTTCTTCAGATTCTGGAGACGGAGACGGATTTCCTTACCAAAAGTTGGTTATATCATAAGAAAACATGTCAATATTATTTGGATCAAACCTAATACACGGGTCTGTAAATAAAGGAATAGTAGATTCCGAACAAGTATTTGGGTCGTTTAAAACCCACATACAGAGCTTTGCTGACGTAAGGAACTTTGTTGATGCTTACCAGAACAACGGAACAAATTATTTTGGGTCCGACCTATGGGGCAAGTACAAGCCATATTCCACTTTAGTTTACGTAGCAAACGGAAGCCCTCTAAATGTCTTGTCTGACGTATCTGGGTTGACTCTAGACGTAAACTACTTTGTTGCCCAAGACCAAGGTGGAAACGATATAAACATACAGGTCGTTGTAGGGGGCTCTCCAAAAGTACTTTTGTATACGGGTAATGAGAGTTACGCTACTGCAGACGCATACGATACAGCTTTAACTAGTCGTTTTCAGGTTTCTGAAGATGGGCTTACAGCCGTGCCAGCCGCATGGACTGACTTCAGTCAATACGTAGGGGGTGACGGAGGTGGAATTTCGGACGTGGCCATTACTGCGGCAGTCCTTGCAGATCCCGTCGACATCACAGGCGGCTCTGCTACTGTATTGGCGAACATTCGTCTTGGAGACGTATCAGGAAGCGCTGCTGATGGGTATGAGATAGCGTTCCCGACCAATCTCGAAATCAGGGAGGCGTTCAGTAACTTAACCACCGAATCTGGCCAGGCAGGAGACATAAACTTTGTAGACAACGGTAATGGCACTATGCACATTAGGGTTTCTCCTACTGCAGACCTGAGCGTAGCCAGTGTAGATACTACTGGAGGCGCGACGATTGGGGGTGCGCTTGGTGTAACGGGAGATACAACTCTAGCTGTTCTTTCTGCAGGAAACACTTCTTTTTCGGGAAGTATTACTGCGCCCGTCGTTGCAGGAAATGATGACGGGAACGTCATGCTGATCTCGTCTGCTGGAGTAATGTCTTCAGATACTGCAGCTAACGTTTTTACAGGTCTCTACCCAACTGTAGTTCAGTCTGTAGCTGGCACAGATAACGAAGTTTCTGTCGCCACTTCTGGTGGAGTCGCAACGGTTTCTCTCATTGACGCCATCACCCTTTCCCCTTCCAATGGTGGAGTCACTATGGGTGCGTCGGGCAATACTGGGCAAATACTTACAGCTCATGGAGACGCTACGATAAACGGAAACCTTACCGTTACTGGCGATTTTGTACAGACTACGAGCCAAACAGTAACGTTTACGGACAACCTTTTGTCCCTAAACATCACTAGAGACGCGCAAAACAACATCCCCGATGCCGTATCTATTGGCGGCCTTGGCAGTGATGCAGGTATAGAGGCTTTCCATGGCGCTAGTACTGAATCTCCTACAGCTGGAGGAGCTGGAGTCCATCACGTAGACAACGGAAGACATTCTAGGCCATACATTAAATATCAATATGGGGCTGGTAATGATATAGACAATAACGCTGGTTTAAAATGGGGTAAGTGGAAGCTGGCTAACTATTACATTAATCCTGATGTCGCTGAAGACGACACTGTTGCCAAGCAATTTGAAGGAAGCGATTGGACAGTTCAAGAAGGAACTATACTTACAGATCTAGATACCAGCATCACTTCTTTGGCAGATCTTCATGCTGGGAGTGGAGATACGTTGACCTCTCTTGTCACTCCTTCTAAGCTGCTTTCTATTCACATCGTCGATGAAACTGGAGTCTCTGTATATACTGATGCATCACCCTCTGGTCAGGTGTACGGAAGAAATTTCGGCAGGGTAGCTACAAATACTGTCACCTATGGGGCAGGCACTGGAACAGCCCCCGTAGACGCCGCCATAGAGGTTACTCACGGGCTTAATACAGACGCAGTAATTGCAATGGCGGTGGTTATGCAAAAGGGAGATGGCAGCGGACTTCCAGCGGTAGGAGAGGTTGTTACGCCTCAATCTAAGAAGGGGGCTTCGGTGAATTCTAGAAAAGTAAAGGTTCAGGGTGTCGTTGCCTCTGACAAACTGAAGTTTGTGTTTATAGGATAAGATTTAGTATCTTAGCGGAACTAATTCAATTCACATGACGATTACAATGGAACAGTGTATTGAGGCCCTGCAAGGCTTCAATAAGGTGGCGGGTGCAAAGCTCCCGTTTAAGCAGACGTATATGGTTGCGAAGAACATCAAATCCCTAGAGGCTATAGTGTCTCCGTTTGAGTCTAAGCGCAACGAGTACATCGAAGACCTTAAGACAGCCTCTTATGACGAGGACGGAAAGCAGGTTGTACCAGACGAAGCCGCAGCCAAGTTTAAAGAGGACGTAAGGTCTCTCTTGGACAAGAAGCAGAAGGTAGAGATCGAGAAAATTACTTTGAAAGAAGAGGATTGCAGCGAGCTTAGTGCAAACGACATCAAGGGCTGCATCGACTACATCAACGTAGAGTAATGCCAGTATTCATCGGCGACGTACTAGAATCGTGTGGTGGGCCGATACTTGATCTTAGCACTCAGCAGGTGAAAGGTCTTGGCGTGTTTAATCATGTATCAGATAGAAACGATCTGTCGCCGCTTATGCGGTCTAATGGATACTTGTCTGTGGTGGGTACTACCTACCCGCAGATAAGTGTTCATACTGGGGGAGAATGGGGGGAGAGTGCCAACTGGGATTCAATGTTAAAGTTTGTCGGCTCGGCTTTAAAGGTGATCTGGCTTAACGGGAATGTTTTAGCAACAGAAGGGTTTTTAGTTGGGTCGGGTACGGCAAGTTGGTTAACAAAAGGAGATGTATTTCAAGTGTCTGGCATTAATGACGTGGGAGACGGCAACTACGCGGGAGTAAACGACGGCGCATACCTTGTGGTAGATGATACGTGGAACAACGGTGGCTTCCCATCTGCTGCCCCCCCACTGGTGGATTCGAATACCTACAATGCTCAAACCGCAGCCTTGATACTTGAAGTGATTCAAGATTACATAGATAATGGCACTATAATAAGGCTCTCTGAGACTAAGCTTCTTTTAGAGTCTCTTCCAAACGCTGAAGATATTATTGACGGAGAGCTAAACGCGGCTCTTCTTTCAAGTAACAACTCAACAGACCTCCCTATATCAATAACGGCCTCAGGTGGGGCTATTGTAGATGCAAAAATTTCTGTAAACCAGTTTATATCAATGCTAGGAGCTGGCATCGCTGACGAATATGTTTCTGGAGGTTATGGAGATGTAACAGTATATGGAGGGTCTGCGGGGGTGGTGTCAAGTGGTGGTGACTTTAACGGCGACGGGGTTGTGGGGGTAGATGATATTTTGACTCTTCTCGGTGTATTTGGGGAGACGGTGGATCCAGAAGTCGAGCTTCAAGACACTGTTGTTTCTGTTCCGATGAGCTGGGGTTCTGCCAACCAACCAGATTCCACTCTTAGTTCTGAGGTCAGTAACTTTTGGAGGGGAGGGAGTAATAGATATTACGTTTATGCAAATTGGGGGCAATCTCAACCAGCGGGGCTGTCCAGCTTGAGTGACCCTACCGTTACGTCTGGAGCGGCAACAGTGGCTATATTTAGCGCTAATCCTCCTCCTAACAACTCCGACGGTCATTACACTGACAATGCTGTTTCATTAGGAGACCCTTTTGTTTTTTCAGGAACCTCTAGCAACGATTTTACAATAAACGCATTTCCAGGGAGTCCTAGCCGTCTTGTTTTAAGAGAGCCTCCTACTGATGAAAACGCCTATAGCGGAACTTCACCTATTCTCTCAGCTGGAATGAGGAACAGTTTGTCGTTCAGCGCAAGTCAAGCAAATGACTTTAACAGCGGGTCTAATTTTCAAACTTTTGTAAGGGTAAAAAAGTACTCTTCAGTACCAACGTCCAATGGCGATCTTGGCTCTAACGTAATGAGCACGAGAGTAGTAACAGTAGGTGACATTCCTTTTAGTTCTCTTGGGGTCCAAAATACTGGGGGGAAAGCATTTTTTAATTTTATAAACCCTAGTGTTGCGGACACTACTCAAAATGAGACACAAGAGGTAGACATAAGCGCTCTTTATTCCGAACAGTACGGACAGGGTCTGTTTGCAACGGAAAATGCTGTTTCTTGCGTAGGCATAGGAGTTGAGTTAGGTGTAAGGATAACAAACGCTACAAACAGCACTAGTAGAGCCCTGGCTCAAGGTGCAATTATTACTAGCTTCTCCCCTTTCGTTTTCTTAAACGAACATAGCGCAATTCTACAAAACATTGAAGTCGTGCTAGTGCCACACAACAACTAAGATGAGCGAATACAAAATTTACAGAGAGAACGGATCGATAAAAGTTGTATTCCCGTCAGGAACCACTCAGTCTTATGAAAACAATGATTTTTTGGGGGTTATAGGAGACCCCGAAGAGTCTGACAACATAATAATTTACACCTCAAGCTCAACCCTTTCTGAGTCTTCTGTTTACAGTAGTTTTAAAAACAGAGACGGGGAAGATCTAGGTTCTAACAGGACGGAGGTTATTTTGGCCCTGTTAGATATACTTCTTTCAAATTTAGATATAGGCACTTCTGTTAGATTAGACACAACTGCGGGAAAGACTGAGACTACTGAGTTCGTACATAATGGAAACGTAGACAACGGAGGCGCTGTTATCCTAGACTCTAATAGTGCTTTAATCGGGTTTCAGTCTGGCACATATGTAAAGACCACAGAAAATACTCTAGGAGGCAGGTCTTACGGAAGGATACAAGTTAAAGTAGACAACGGAGCTGGCACAGGAACTGCTGTAGACGCTATAGACATAACTCAAGGAAATATAGTTCAGTACCCAACAGTAACTATTTCGGGGGAGACTGTTTTCGCTCAAGACGTGGAGTTTCAAGAGGACGTAGTACTTACTTCACCCAACGGAACAAAGTACAGGCTAGGTGTAGACAACAGCGGCAACCTTTCAACTCAAGCTGTGTAAATCACCTATATTTGTATTAGGCTGACTTACAATGGAGATAAGAGTATATAAAGACGGAGAATCAAAAAGGCTGGAGCTTACAAACACTGCAGCTAAGTTTGACCAGCAGTACATCGATATCGATGAGTTTAGAGATATATACGCTCTGTTACAAAACAACACCATATCAATAAAACAAGGTGGGGAAACTATAGTAAGGGCTTCTTGGGATGACTTTAAGGATAAGTCTGGCAATGCTCTTGCGTCAACTCCACGAAAAACAGCAGACAAAGTTTCTGCTATACTAAAGTCAAGAACTGAACTAGACTCATACGTCATCGGTGATGACATTTCAGATAAATCTTCTGAAACCATCTTTACTCACCAAACCGAAGGTGCGGCAAGAGGCCTAGGGGGTAGGCTTATTGTAGACGACAACAACTCAAAACTTAATGTAACAAGAAGCGCTGGTCAAGGAGCTTCTGGGCTTGAGGTTAGGGTAACAGGCGCAAGCGGAGCTGATGTTGGGTCCATAGTTGGAACAGGAGCGTATTCAAACATTACTAGAGATTTTTTTACAGCTACTGCATCAACGGGTCAGGTCATCGAGTCTTCTTTTACTGTTCACGGGAGGTTTATTGCTGAAGACGGAATATATCTTGGCACTGGAGGGGGGTCTGCCTTGGCGCTCACTGACCTTGCGGAAGTCCCTTCCTCTCTCGGTACGTCTGGACAGGTTCTTGCCGTAAACTCTGGAGGAACAGGCCTTGAGTTTGTAGCTCAAAGTGGAGGCAGCGGAGGTAGTTCTACTTTTATTGGTCTTACTGACACTCCGTCTGGATTTGGATCTACGGGTCAAGTTCTGGTTGTTAATGCAGGTAGAAACGCATTGGAGTTTTCTACTCCTCTTCAGATTGGAACTTCAAGTTCCACAGCTTTAGCTGGGGACACAACTACTCCCCC